TACCCTTTCCGCGGGATGGAGCAGCCCGGTAGCTCGTCAGGCTCATAACCTGAAGGTCGCAGGTTCAAATCCTGCTCCCGCAACCAAATTTCCTTAGTGAAATCAACGAACTAGCCCGCCTCTGGCGGGCTTTTTCGTGTTGCGCCACGCTGCAACAGGCGTGTCGGCGGAAACCCATTGATTTACAACGGTTTCCGCACATTCCGCTCCGTATTCCCGCGCCTTCCCATTTGTTCCGTGCAACACGGGCGCAACACGGGCGTTCGCTTGACGTTCCGGTTTTTCGAGCGGCCGGTGTCGGTGGTATCCTGTGTTACACAAACCACGCATTGGCGCGAGGGCGGGATGCTGAAGCTGGTCATCTACGTCGGGGCCATACTGGCGTTGCTGCAAATCTACTTCCCTGCCGGTTGATCGGGCGCAGGGGCTTCCTGGGCGGCGGGATCCTTCCCCTGGGGCTCGTCGGTGGCCTCGGCCGGCGGAGTGCCTTCCTGGGGCTGCGGGGCCGGGTCAGTCGGCGTCTCCAACTCCTCCCTCGGATTCCAACCTTCGATTTCACGCACCTCGTTGCGCGTGAGGATGTCGTTGCGGACGGCAATCTCGTGGGCCTGCCACCGAGCCGTATAATCGCCGCGCATGAAGCCGGACAGGTCGAATTCCACGGACATATCCGGCGAGCCCTCGCCGATGACCGATCGCGCAAATTCGGCCTCGAGCTTCCTCACCCAGGGGCCGATGGTGAACTGTGCGAACCAGCGCCCCGCAGCTTCGGAATTGGTGAACGTGTTGTGGGTGTAATCCTGGATGATCGGGGGTGGGACCTGGAAGAGGCGCGCAATCTCCTCGATGCTGAACCTGCGGCTATCGAGGATCTCTGCGTCTTCCGGGCTGATGGTGATTTGCTGCCACTTCATGCCGCCTTCGAGCAGCAGAACCTTTCCCTGCTTTCCGGCGCCGCCGTGGGCGCTTTCGAGGGATTGGCGCAGCAAGTTGCGCTGTTCTGGTGTCAGTTTCCCCTCGAGGGACAGTGCGCCACTCGGGAAAATGCCGTTCCGCCATAGGGCGCCGGTTGCCTCCTGAAGGGCCATGCCCGCGCCCACCACCTCGGAAGCGCGGGAAAGGCGGCTCCGCCCCAAGAGACCGTCATCGGAGCGGTCACGGAGATGCAGAACCTCCCCTTGCAGGAGGCGGCGGAGGCGGCCGGTGGCTCCCCATATGCCCATCTGCTCGGTCACATCGTAGGCCAGGCGGCCCGAGGGGAGCATGTAGACCGAAACCCAATCCCATGGGATCGGGCGCAGTTCCACGACTTCGCCGCGGGCATTGGTAACGATTTCGGCGAGCCCGTTGCCACGCATGAGGGTGGATGCGACGAGCCACTCGATGAAGTCGGGCCACGTCTGCCACTGGTTGGGGCCACGGGTCATGAGCCGATTGAGGGGATGGGCATGGTCGATGTTTCGACCGCTGCCGGCGTGGCGGTAAACGTAGGCGGGGAGGCTGGCAATGGCCGTTGCCACCGCGGATACGCAGGCCAGGACGGCCGAAAGGTTCTCTGCGGTGCGGGTATTGACGGCATGGCCGGTGACGGCCATGCCTGGGAGTTCGCCGAAGCGGGAGGATCGCCGCTCGAAGCCCAGACGGGTGGCGATGCGGGTGATGAGGCTCATCGCACAGTCTCCAAGTACCGGCTCAGTTGGTCGAGGCGGGGAGTGCGGCTGCGAGCCTGCACGACCGTCCCCTCATAGGCGGGCCAGGCGGAAACCACGCTGATCTCGTGCAGGATGATGGAGCGCAGTTCCCGGCGCTTCCCCTGCCACCGTTCACCGTCCTTCGGTACCGTGAAGCCGAACGACATGCCGCCCAGGTCACCCCGCTCAGCCAGGGCCAGGATGTCGCGGCCTGCCTGGGTGTCCGGCAGGTCAAGGCTGAACGACAGGCCGCGAGGATCCTCCGCGAGGCGCAGGGTGCCAGAACGCGTGCGGGCCAGCACCTTGCCGGGGTCGTGGTCGACCAGCGCCAGCACATCGCGCGAAAGCGACAGCGAGCCCCGAAAGGCGCCTGGCAGGATGACTTCGGTGAAGTCCGCAATCCGCGCCTCGGTGCCGAAAGTGGCGGCGTAGCCTTCCAGCTTGCGGCCGGCGGCGCGCACCTCGAAATCGAGGTGGCGCCGCTCGATGCTGGCCCCGGACATGTCAGCCCACCACCAGGTTGCCGACGGTGAAGCTCTCGGCATGGCGCACCGCCACATCCGCCGTGAGCATGGCGCGGACTTGGACGTTGCCCTTGCTGTAGGCGGAGCTTTCATACGGGTTCACCAGCAGATCGAATGCCGACCAGTAGCCGATCATCAGATCCGACCAGCGGCCGAAGACCACGGGCGTCTCGTTGATGCCCGCGCCCAGGTTTTTGGGCAGGGTGGTGGTCGCCGCGGTGTCATAGCCGGCAAGGCGGTTGTCATCGCCCATCAGGTACCCGGCGCCCGCGTCGCCGCTCTCCTTCAGGGTCGCCTTGAACTTACGGCGGGCCTTGGGGTGCATCGCCCAGCCGGTGCCCTCGTTGTTGACATCCTCGAGGTCGCCGAGGAACTCCAGAACCTCCGCCCAGGTCGGGGTGGCGGACAGAGCGGCCGCACCGATGCCGGGGACGTTCAGCACGCCCATCGGGGTCGGTCCGATACCGTTACCCTGGACGGCGGCCGTGTCGATGGCCTGGGCGAGCACCGAGGCCATGTCCGCACGGGTGAGTTGCTCGATGTCGGGGCTGGACTGCAACAGCATGTTGCGGGAAAGCTCGGTGATCGCGCCCACGTGCTTCGGGCTCATCTCCACCTGGGTGAAGTTCTGGTCGGAGAAGGTGAGCGCCTGATTCTCGTTTACCCACCCCGCCGCCACGGACCCGGCCCGCTTGGGGATGGCAACGTTGCCGCTCAGGCCCGACAGCACGGTAGCACCCAGGCGGCCGGTGATGAGGTTCGCGCGCAGCGTGTCGATGAACATGCCGCCCTGGAAATCGGTCGACACCAGGGCGCCGCTGGTCGAGGTGGTCGTGGTGACGCGCTTCTCGAATACCTGCATGGGAACGAGGATGCCATTGGGCTTCAGGCCGGATCGCCGGGACAGTTCGGTGCTGATTTCACGCTCACGGCCGGCGTCGACGTCCAGGCCCGCCGCTGCGGCCACGGCACGCACGAGCGAGAAGTTCCGCACCTCGGTATCGAGGCGGTCATCGCCGGTCCCGGTGAGCACCTGGCCGGACATGCGGCGCTCGCTTTCGTCGACGAGCTGCTGACGGGAAATCGCCTGTTCGGTCTTTTCCAGATCCGCCCGCAGTTCGGCGAACCGAGCGGCCTGCTCATCGGAAAGGTCACCAGCCTGGCCCGCGGGCTTGTCGTTGATCGAGCGCATCTCCGCCACGAGGCGGGAGCGCTTTTCAAGCAATTCACGGATGGTCATGGAATGAAGCTCCACCATGGTGTTTGTAACCAAGGGGAACTCCATGTAGCACGGCGTAAAAACAAGTAATACACCGCATGGTTCCTCTTACAGCATTGGTGCTGTAATGATTTTTGTCAACTCAAATGAGGATGATGGATGCGGAGTATTCTGGCGTGGCGGGTTCTCGCGCATGCAGGCCAATAGCCATGGTGAGGGCGATGATGCCGTCAATGCGGTCGATGGACTTGGCCTTGTCGAGCTTGCGGGCGCCCGCTGGGTCCGTCGTTACCACGGCATTCGATACGCACCATGTCAGCACCGGGTGGCCGCCGTGCTTCAGCCCACGGTCGAGAACCAGGGCCTCGAGAACATCCACCGCAGGCCCCATATCCTTGTAGCCCTGGCCCCACGGCTTCATGGCGAGGTCTATGCCCTCGTCAGCCAGCACCACGGAAAGGTCGTCGAACCGCCAGCGGTCATAGGCGATGCCGCGTACATCGAAAGCGGATGCTATCTCCGCCATGCGCTTCGCAATGGCCCGGCGGTCAATTGCGCGGCCATTGGTGGCCTCGATGTGCCCTTGCTGAACCCAGACCCGATAGGGAACCCGGTCACGATCCTCGCGTTCCTCGATGGCGTCTCCGGGCACCCAGAAGAACGGCAGGATGGCGCCGCCATCCTCAGGGAAGTAGAGGACAAGGGCGGTCAGGTCCCGGTTGCTGGACAGGTCAAGGCCGCCCCAGCACGGCCGTCCACGAAGGGTGTCGATGTCGACCGGGGATGCGCACGCATCCCATTCCGTGACGGGGAGGAAACGCTCGTCGGCGGAGACGGGCTGGTTGAGGTAGAGGTTTCTGAAGGTGGCTTCGCGGGCCGGAATGCGGCGGGCCTGAGCGGCATAGGTCCGCATTTCAGGGAGCGAGCGGAAGTCGCCGAGGGCTGGATTGCTTGCATACCATGTCGCCTCGTCCCACGGATCCGCCTCCATGGGGGCCTCGTATATGGTCGCATGGAAGGTAGGGTCGTCGATGACGCCACCGAGCACTTTCCGGCCGTACTCCACCAACTCGGACATCACATGGTGGGGATCGTTCGTCTGGGTGCTGATGACGATGGACAGCGGCTCTTCACGGGCAGCGGTCGAGGTCGTGAGCACGTCATAGAGCTCGCGGTCGGGGGCCTGGGCAAGCTCGTCATAGATGATGCAGGAGGCGCTGAAGCCGTGCTTGGTGCGGGCATCGGAAGACAGCGCCTGATAGACGGATCCAGTCTCGGCATCTTCAATGGTCTTGTTGAAGTCTCGAATCACCGCCCGTGCAGAAAGCGATTCGTCGACCTCAATCATGGCTTTCATTTCGCGGTACAGGATGGCCGCTTGGTTCTTGTCTGCCGCGGCGCTGTAGACTTGGCCGCGCGCCTCGGCTTCGGGGCCGAAAAGGTGGCACAGGGCAAGGGCCGCAGTCAGGCCGGTCTTTCCGTTCTTGCGCGGCATGGTAATCAGCGCCGTGCGGATCAGGCGCAGGCCATCCTCATCCGTCGGGCCGTAGATGCTGCTGATGATGTCCTTCTGCCATTCGCGGACCTTGAGCGGTCCACCGGCGCCCCGCCCGCTGGTGATTTTCAGGCTCTCGACGAAGGCAATGACCCGCTCGACTCGGGTAAGGTCGGGGCGCTTCCATTCGGGCTCTGCGGGCGCGGCAGAGGGGGCCTGGGGCGGCGGAAAGAAGCCGAGCAGTCCCTCCGGTTCGGCCGCCGCCTTCCGCCTCACAGGCTTCGCTCCGGGTCCACGCAGGCCCATGGCTCACCCCTCTCCGCCGGGGAAAACGGCGGAAAATTTGGAACTAACTATGCGCGTGAGGGGGAGCACGGTCTTCGGCGGCATAATGCGAGAGATTTCCTGAATGCTAGGCAAGGAGAACATGGGTCAGGCCTTGCGGTTCCACCAATGAAGACGGTCCAGAGGCTTGCCGGTGGCAGGGTCTATGCCTCGTCCTCTCCTGCGAGTGCTGGCTGCAGCCCCTAATCGGTCCTCCTGGGCGGTCTTCCGGGAATGGCAGCGGGCGCACATGGAGGTCAGGTCATCGATGGCGGGGAAGGGGTCACCCCCCTTGCTGACAGGGGTGTTGTGGTCGACCACTGTTGCCTCCACTAGTTGCCCCATGTCCTGGCATGGTTGGCACAGTGGATCAGCCTGCAACTTGGCAAGGCGTAGCCTCCGCCATGCTGCTGTGTTGTAGGGCCAGTTAGCCATGGTGCGCGTTCCCATAGAGGGGATACCCGCTCGGGCGGTATCCCCCCCTACATAGTAGGGGGGTGTCTGCGAACACCCGTCCGAAGTCAATGAAATCAACCACTTAGAACCCCCGTCTGTACCCGTCCGAATGCCGTCTGTGAAGCGTGGAAAATCAATGGGTTAGCTAACCCGTCTGTAGGGGTTCGTACCCCTCTGTTATCACGGCCAATGGATGCCCTTTGGGCACGATGATGGTCTTGCGGCGAGATGGCGGCCCCGGTGTCTTGCCGAGGACAATCTCACCCCTGTTCAAGAGGGCCCTCATCGCCTTTTCCAGGTCAGCGGGTGAAAATCCGTTCACTTCAGGCCGTCCGTGCAGGAGCTTCGGGGCAAAGTGGCCTCGAGCATCCTTCGTGTGCGACGGAGTGAAGCCCGCCGCCAGAACAGCGCGCAGGCCATCAATGAACGCCCCTTCAACTCGCCGCATGTGCATGCCGGCAAAGATCCCCGATGGCGCCACCAGGGGCAGGGCGGGAACGAAGCGACCATCTTCCCAGCGCAACGGGATCTCATCCCCGAGCGGGCCGTAATTGGCCTTTTTCCCCTTCAGGACACGCTCATCATCCGAGCTGTCCTCTCCCTTGGCGCGCTCGAGATAGAGCATGGCTCGGGCGGCGTTCCTGAACGCCACGTTGCCGCTGGTGCCGTCCCCCGATTCCATGCCGGACTTGGACGGATGCCACAGAACGAGGATGGCGCATCCTGCGTCGTGTGCGAGCTCCCGGAGCTTACCCATGAAGGTGCGGGCGGCCGCTTGGTCGAGTTGGTTGCCCGGGAAGAAGTCGTAGAGGCTGTCCATGACCACCAGGGTGGGGCCGAAGTCCCGGACCCAGTTGCCAAAGCTGATCCACCACGGCGTGTCTTCCCATCCGGCGCCGAAGCCGTCGCCACGCACCATCACGGCATTGTCCCGCCCCACGCGGTCGAACAACTCGAGGCCGTCCAGGTCGGCAATGTCCCATTGTTCGCCACCACAGATGCCGGCGAGGCGTCGGTGGAGTTCGTCGATGTCGTCTTCGCACGAGAGGTAGGCAACCCGGCCCGGCCGTGTCTGACGGCCAAGCCATGGCTTTCCCAGCACAGTGCAGCAGGCGAGTTGAAGGGCCAGGGTCGACTTGCCAGAACCGCCATCACCGGAAAGCAGGCAGGCCGTCCGCAGGGGCACGAGGCCGTCGACGGCCCAAGCCCTTTCCGGGATTTCCTTGTAGGCCAATGACGGGGCGTGAACCGGCCCCTCAAGGGCGCGCCACGCTGCCTTGGCCCCTTCCACAGTAGGGCGTTGTCGCGCTCGGCGTTCCGCTTGTTCGAGGGGAATGTGGGTCATGCCACCGCCTCCGCTTCTTCTGCGGAGACGAGAATGCGAAGCCGGGGAGGAGGTGGCGGTTTGAGGGCCTCCCGCAGGCGCTGGCCGGTGAGCACGTCAGGGACATGGAAGTCCGTAATGCCGGTGAGATGGCCCAGGGACGCACGGGCGCGCTGCCAGTTGATGACGACGATGCCGTGGTCGCCCCTGTCATCCCAGGTGTGGGCTCGTGCCCAGGATCCGGGATCGGCAAAGATGGTCAATGGGCGGGTCATGCCCATGCACGGTTCGGCTTGGCGAATGGCCTCTTCCCCCAACACGTCGGCAACTCCGCATCTGGTGTAGAGGTTCCCCGACGAGGGAACCCATGCCAGAAGGTCCACCAGGTCTTCGGGTTGTCCGGGGGCTTGGCCTGGCCAGCAGGGAATGATGATGGCGGGGACGCCACCTTCTTCGCTGGGCTCGTATAGCCCTCCCGGATGCACAGTGATGCGCGCAACGCCTCCCCCAATGCCTTGCAGCGCCGCTGAACGCGGCCACCCCATGCGTTGACGCCATGATCGGGCGGCAGGGTTTTGCGCGCGGCCGATGGCATCATGGAGTTCGGGGAAGAGCATCGCTGCGGACCTACGGGCGCGCGGCTTGTTCCTGTTCCTCGATCCAGCGGAGCAGGGTGCTCTTGCGGGCGCAGATCGTCGTGCCCAGGCGGAAAACCGGCAGGTTTTCCTTGTCGGCAAGATGATAGACCTTCCGCCGTTGACGCTCATCGCCGTAGAGGAATTTGGCAATCTGGTCGGCTCCATGAAGGATGTCCGACGCCAAATCCAGGCAAGCCTCATCCGTTCGCGCCTCGGGGCGCGTCGCATGTCCCATTTCCATGGTTGTCTCCTTTTGGAGTTATTCCGCCAGTAGTTTGCCTAGAGCGGAAATTGTCTTTCGGCCGACGGTTACAGTCACATATTTGTCGCTGTAGTCGTCTGTCTTGTCCGGGATCGGTGTGCTGAAATAAAAATTAACGTCTTCGATGTTGTCTAAATTGAGAACGTCAATCGCCTGTAGAGAAATTTGGGCGGATGTGATTGGTGTTGTGATGGATATTTCAATGTGTGGATTAATTGCGGTGTCTTTTGAGGCGACTTTCGACTGAATGAAGATTTTCCTGAGGACGTCATCTGTATTGCTGTTTGCGCTTGCTGTAATGATTTGTTCAACCGCGCGTCCAAAGGTGCCTGATAGGTCAACAATTTTGACCAACTCCGCCTGCTGACGAGAAAAGCCAAAACTTTCGGCGCAGGAGAACGCGTTTAGGTTCTCTACCGCCTGGGCAGGGCTTCCCGCCATGCAAGCGATGAGCAGATTTGAACAGTCTTTGGGAGTCATATCTGCGGACCCAGGCCCCCGACCACCGGACGAAATGAGCCCATTCTTCCGCAAAGGCTTGGCGTAAGCCTCGATGGTCGTCTCGGGCATCTTCAGGACATCCGCCAGCACGGCGATAAGGTTGCTCAACTTCTTGGGCATGGTCGCTCCTTGCGTTTTGGGAATGTATCGACGAAACCTGTTGTGGTCAACATGTTTTGGTGATAGCTTCCCAAAACGAAATGCATGGGACTGGCTGGTTCCATCATGAAATTGGCCGGAGAAGGCTGCCACCTTGCTCCGGCCTCACATCCGAACACGATGGAGTAAGCACCATGGACAGGATTAGCAGGAAGAATACAGCGGTCGGTGGCGGTGCGGAAGTCGCCGTGACGACCCTGTCACCGCAGATGGCTCGTCTCCGCAAGGAGTATCTCTCCCGTTGCGAGAGGCTTGATGAAATTTTCAGCGCGCTCGATGGAGAAATCATCCTCCCGCATAGCCGGGAGGTTCTTGAAGATATGTTCGATGCCGCCCGTGGTGCATTGCACGATGTTCGGTATCGAATTTACGAGACGAAAATTGAAACAATGGCGGATGCTATATTTGTGGTGAGACTGCATCTGGTCATCAACTCGCAGATCAATCATCTTCCGGCATCGCGTGACCCCGCGGAGAGCGCCTTGCTCAATGCCATGAGATACATGAATGCGCTCCTTGCTGATGACATTTCTATCAGTAGGGATCCTGAAGACTGCGACGCGTGGCTTTCGCAAATGCCCTATGCTGAGGACCGTCAGGTGTGGCCTGCTGCTGCGGAGTGAACGGCCATGTCCGTCCGTAAACGCATCATGCCCAGCGGGGAAACCCGCTGGCTGGTTGACTACAAGGATCAGGTGGGCGCGCGACGCGCCCGCCAGTTCAAGACGCAGCGAGAGGCCAAGGCGTGGGAGGCTCGGGCGAAGGTTGAGGTGGAGGAACGGACCCACGTTGCCCGCTCCCAGGCCGTCACCATTCGTGATGCTGTCGAGAAGTACTTGAAGCATTGCGAGGGTAGGGTGGCCGCCGGTGAGATGGAGAAAGGCTCCTACGCCGACGTGCGTAGCAAGTTGGCACACGTCATCGGCGAGAACGGCATGCCTGAAGTGCTGCTGCCTGATGTCAGTTTCGGGGCTGCCGATGCGATGCGCTTGCGGTTGATCGGCGCCGGCATGAGTGGCGCCACCTCAACCAAGGTTACTGGCGCTCTGCGTACGATGATGAACTGGGCGGTTGATGCCCGCATCGCCGGACGGAATGACCTTGCCGGGCGGCGAGTGAAGCGGGGGAGTCGCGAGAAGAAACAGGTTCCTATCCCGTCGCAGGAAGCCATCGGGAAGATGCTGGCCGAAGCCGAAAAGCTGCCAGCGCCATACCCGCTCTATATCCGTACCGCGACCCTAACCGGGGCGCGGGCGGGTGAGCTGCGGGGGCTGCAGTGGCGCCACGTTGATTTCAAGGCTGGCACGATCACCGTCAAGCAACGGGCGGACCGCAGTGGCGGTATCGGCCAGCCGAAGACAGTTAGCGGCCATCGAACGATACCTGTGCCGACGGGCCTGCTGGCAAAGCTGAAGGCGGACTTCCTGGCCGCCGGCCGGGATCTTGATCGTTTCGTGTTTTTGAACCCTGGCCGTGGACCCGCCAAGAGGAAAAAGGGGGCGGCGCCGGCACCCGCCAATGAGCCGATTGACCACGACAACTTCGGCAATCGGCATTGGCGCCCGATGGTTCGCCGGATCGGCCTTCCCGACCTCGACTTCCACCACCTTCGGCACTACTACGCTTCCGCGTTGCTGAACGCCGGGGTGCCGGTCACTGAGGTGTCGCGGCGCCTGGGGCATGCCGATCCTGGCATCACCCTCAAAATCTACAGCCACGCACTCCCGGAAGCGGCCAGCGGCGCGGAACTGGCGGGCATCGAAGCCGGGTTGGCCGCCAAGCAACACGAATGCAACACGAAGGGCCAGCGTGTGCCATAACGCATTGAAAAATAATGCGGAAATCAGACGGCTATGGGAGCCTCATAACCTGAAGGTCGTAGGTTCAAATCCTACTCCCGCAACCAAAAAAGCCCGTAAGTCCAACGACTTACGGGCTTTTTTGATTC